TAGTTCAGAGGTTGTAGCAGTTACGCCATCAAGTATATTTAGTTCTGATGTGTCCGCTGTGACTCCATCAAGTTTGTTTATTTCTGTTGTAGTAGCTGTAACACCATCTAATATATTGACTTCTGAAGTTGTAGCAGTTACACCATCTAATATGTTTAGCTCTGCTGTAGTTACAGTTGCACCATCTAGTATGGCTAATTCTGTTGTTGTTACTCCGTTAATTGTACCGGTAGTTGCTATATTCTGACTGCCAAAATCCGGTGAGATTTTAGTTCCAGCGATTGCAGCAGACGCATTAACATCAGCGTTAACTATAGTACCATCTTTTATTTTAGCACTTGTTACTGCTGAGTCTTTTATTTTATGTGTTTGTATTGTTTGGTTTTGCTCTTCTTGTGCAGAAAATAATAACTGTTCATTGTTATCATTTAAGTCAGCTGCTTTTACTGATGAGCCTGCCGTATATGTAGCCTTTGGACTATCTACATCTGTGTCACGAAAGATACGTATATTTGATGGGCTATTTGGTTCGTTGCCTGATGTAAAGACTACATTACCACCACCTGTAGTAGTGTAGCTTGTAATATTGTAGTGTACGCCAGAGGTCTTTAGTACCTCGTCAACTTCTACTTTTACATCAGACTCTTGTATAGAAGGGAAAGAGAACGGCTTAGTAGCGTTCCCATCCCCAGTATAATCTATGAATGTTGTTGCCATTTATTTGTATATGTTGAGGATTTCTGAGCTAGCAGTTTGTTTCGCTTTTTCAGCACGGCCAACTCTGCGTTTTCTTTCTGCTTCTTTGAGCTTAATAACTTCATCTTCTTGTGTCAATGTAGCCCAAGCTTTACTTCTAGCTTGCTCAAACAAGTTACCAATTATTCGATTATGGTAATAATCTTTTGTTTCATATTTACTTCTGTCACCACTATTTATGTCTTTATACATTTGTTCTAGTGATGCTATAATTCTAGGATTCTTAGCTAATCTTGCAAGCTTTGCTTCTAGTCCCTGCTCTCCTATTGCTTTTTGGAACAACGATCTAATTCTTGGAGCATCAGATAAGTCGTCACCATCTGGACTAAAAAGGACAGACATACGTAAGTCATAACCACTGTTAAATAATAAAGTTCTACCCGCACTAGGAGTCAACGAAAATGTAACAGGGCTAAACATGTTATATGCTCTAGTCATAAAGTCATAGGGCTTCAACGGTTTACCATTTAGTATATCATACTTAATAGGTAAGTCTTCACCGGGAAACTTCTCAAACAACAAGTTACGGTTACGTACAGAATCTATAAAACCTGACTGTAGCTCTTTCATGTATGGGTTAAATAACATACCAAGCTCTTTACGTAGACCACCCAATGGTGCTGTATTGTTTACTAAACCAGCTATAATTCTTGCAGGCTGTCCGGGTTTACCACCAAATAGATCTGCGAATGACTGTAACCCTGCTAAATAAGACTTACTTGTAACGCCTTGAGATAGTAACAAAGCAACCTTTAGTAAGTTATCTTTTGTCCACTCTTCACCCATTAGCATACTAGCATCACCTATATCTGCAATCATAGACATAATCTGGTTAAATGGTTCAAACGAATCGTAGCTAACCATAACACCATTTAGTTTGATGTTTCTTTGTTTATAGCCTGAGTCTATCCAAACATTCCGTTTTTGTCTATCTACTGGCCCATTACCTGTAAGATCGCCACGCATCCAAGCTTGTACAGCCATAAATACTAATGCAGAGCCCATTGCCAATCGGCCTGTTTGTAACGCCTTAGCGTTAATTAGCTCTTGCTGGCTAGTAATACCATATCTAGATTGTAGTTCTGGTGTAACTTTAGTTGCAAATGCAATGTCATTAAAATCTTTAACTAAGAAATTAAATCCGGGTGTAAATTTAGCTGTAAGCTTTAGACCATTAACACCTGTACGTGCAAATAAAAAGAAAGGTTTAGCCCAAGGATTTTGCTGGAATACAGCGTTTAAGTTTGCTGCAAACCCAGTCAAGTCTTGAGTAAGTGTAACTTCTTTACGTGCAAACTTTGTAGCTTCATCAATAAGGTTGCCGTCAGCATCAAATATATCACGATAGAAAAAGTCTTCGTAGTTTTTAATTAGCTGTGGTGTGACTTCTACAAACGATGACAATGCACCAGTTTGCTGTTGATTTAGAGCAGACAACATAGCCTTCTCTCTCATCTTAACTCTACCTAATATGTGTGCAAACGCATCATCAGTAGCAGCCATAAGCTTAACACCATACGTTAAGAAGTTAGTATCATTCATACTACGTGCTACATTAGCTATACGAAAAGCAGCTTTATCACCAGCACTAGCTCTACCACTATCTTCTGCCCATCTACGTAGTATCTCCCAGTTTGCGTCACCCCTAGTATATTCAGAAAAACGTGTCTTAATTGTAGATACGTCACCTGACCAGTAGCTATTTAGCTTAGTTTTAAATATCTCGAATGACTCGGGTATAGCTTCGATCATAGCGTTCATTGTAGCCATACCAGCTCGTATACTATTTAAGTCACCAGTAAACGGAAATCTAAGTACAGAACCTAGTGTCTGTGCCATCGGACGCATAAATGTTGCAGTAGATGTACCCATGATTGCTCGCATTGGTGTTTTAGGGCCAGACAAAATACTGTGTGTCATCACACCTTGCAGTTCTCTAACAAGAGCACCTGTCTGTTTCTTACCTTCAATCTCACCACCACGTATCATTTTACGTGCCCAAGCATCAAAATCATCGAGGCTGTTTACAGTCTTCATAGATGAAAACGCCTCAAACAAAGCAAATAGTAAGTCGCCATCTTCGTCTTTATTAGCAATATTTAGTATGCTTTGTATAGACTCACGAGTATCAGCCATTTCTTGTGACAATGTTTTCTCTAGATATCTACGCTTACCAGCACCTAATGATCTAAAGTCATCAGATTTAATTATTCTTGCACGTTTTGCTTCTGTCAAGGCCATGAACATAGTATCTCTAATCTGTTCTAACGGCCCATCAACATCTGTAATGTCAACAAAATCTTTTAGCTCACGGCCAGCTATACCTAAATCTCTAACTTGTTGTAGTAAAGTACCTACAACCATGTCAGCAACAACTACATATTTACTTGTTATTGTTTCAACTTTACCTGTAACATTACCGTCTATATCTGTAAGCTCATAAGTATCTGTAGACTTTAGTAACTCTTCTAGGTATTCATCTGCGGACATTTCTGCTGCATTTCTACCTAGCGTAATACGTTGATGTGCTGCTATAGCATCACCAAAAGTTTCTACTAAAGTTTGACGATTAGCTTTAGCTTCTGCTATCAATGCTTTATACTTGTTTTTACTATAAAGTTTTTGTAGTACTTCGTCTACTACTTCTTCACTAAGACCAGATTCTCTAGCTCCACGTTCACGTTGTACTGCTGTTATAACATTACCAGCTGCACCCTCTTCTGAACCCCATTGATTCTTGATTCTTTTATTTCTTTCCCAAACAATAAATGGATCATCTTCTGATAAGTGAGCACCCTGATGAGCGTCAGCTAAAGGTCTATTCTTACTAGCTCTAAACTCTGTCTCATTTGTACGTAGTTCTTCTAAACCTTTTTGTAAGTTTTGATCGTCTATATTTTTACTTCTATTTACTACAGCTTTAGCTACTGATTTCTTACCTTTAGAAACCAGCATAGCTGCACCATCAAATATAAGACCTATGCCCATGCCCTCTACGATGTTTTTAACTTTCATCATAACAGGGTGGTCAGCATCTTTAGTCGATAAAGGTGTATCTATCCAGCCGTAGTGCTCTCTCAACGAACCAAGAGCATTGTGTCCGTCTGACTCCTTAGAGATCAGGTCAGATGCTGCACCAATACCAGCAGCTCTTAACAGACTGTAGCCCTTCATTGACTTCAAAGCAAGCGGGGCAGATACAGGAAGTGTTTTAGCAGCAGCTACAATAGCAGCAGCCATACTTCCAAAATGTACCACACCTCTAGCTAGTTTACCCCACCAAGTTTTTGTAATTATTGGATTAGCATAGCTTTTTAAGGGTTGCCACTCAGGTTCGTAGTATCCTTTCTCTTCCTTCTCTTGCTGCATTTCACCTGACAGTGCATCGACTGTACGCTCTGGAAATGTAGCAATGGAGGAAGCAGTGTCTTGAACACCACCTGTGAGTATGGATTGTGCTTCTTTAGCGTATGCTTTGAATCCCCAATTTTCTGCTTCTCGTGGGTCATCTAACTCTTCTTGTATTTGAGTTTCTTCTTGAGCTACTTCTTTCTCTTGTTGTTCAGCTTGTTCTAACTGAGCCTGCGATTCTATAGCTGACTCAGTTGAGTCGACCATCTCATTTAGATAGTCTTCGTTGACATCGTATTGGTATTCTTCTTGCTGTTCTTCGTTCATAATTATTCGAGTTGTAAGTCATAAAGTGTAGGATCTAGTGTCCAACCTACAGCATATTTTTCTTTACCATTTTCTGCGTCCCACGTAGTTGTATCAAAGTTTACACGATATTTATTATCCTGACCTGAGATATTAAATATGTTTCTAGTATACATATTACGCATCATTATAGCGTTAACTAATCGTTTTTGTGTTTCTTCAGTAAATGGATCAGTATAATCAACACCAGCTGCTTTTAACAACTGCTCATCGAATAAATGTTGAGCATCTAAACCAAATCTACCAAATCCGTTGTAACCAACTTTGTGTGCAGATAGTAGTTCAAGTATAGTTCTATCTGTTACTTTTATTTTTTCACGACCTTTAGGTATAGTGCCATTAAAGTTAAGATCACCATTAGCTCCTTTCGGCTCTATTGCTGCGTATAGTCTGTCATTCATAATACCTTGACCATTATTGTAGTCAAAGCTTGACTCCCACATGCCACGAATAGCTTTACCTTCTGGAAAATGTGTAAACTTTTCTAGAGTATCCATACCTAATCCTATAGTCTTTTCTGGTGGTACAGTCATACCATCTTCATCAATTAAACCTAGTTTCATTAGCCTTTGCTCTAGAAGCTCGTGAGCTGTGGTAAATTTTAAAGGTTTAGCCATTGTAAGATAGTACTCAGGTATTTGTGCTTTACCTTCTCTATACTTCATACCTTGTAATGCAGCAGCCTTTTCACCCGGTAAATACTGGTCACTATTTAGTGTACCGATTGGATCTTTAGCAAGCATATTTAAAGCGCTTGCTTTATCTTTTTCATAGTTTTCAGTATACTTAGGAGCTGTGCCATCTTGTAAGTATGGGTTCTGATCTAAAGGTTTAGAAACTTGAGTTTCACCATCTTTATCTTCTATCTTGGTTTTTACTTCATTGTAAGCTCTTCTTGCTGCATCATTAGGATTGCTACCTTTTTCGTATTGTTTAAATTTTTCACGAAAATCACGCTTTGCATACAAAGTCATTGTAGCGTAGTCAGCACCTAATTCAGCTTTTTTGTAACCATCACTAACTGTTCTACCATAGACATCACCATCTATAAGACCTTCGTACTCTTTTATAACATCTTTATTTTGTGCTAAAACATCTGCATCATCAACTATCTGTTTATACTTTTTACGTAGTGCCTGATCGTTGATTTCATTTAGACGCATGTTTTTATTTTCTAGATAACCATATTTGTTAAGGTCATAGTCTATTTGACGTGTAGTTTCTATATCATCTTTATCTTCAGCAGTTAAAAAGTCATCTATTTTTTTAAGTCTACTATCAGTAACTGGTAGATTTAACTCTTGAGCAACTTGTCCTAGCATACTATTTTTATCAGCTTCAGATACTCGGCCATCCGGAGTATTAGTCATGGACTCCAGAGTAGATACTGTTTCATTTACTTTTTCTAATATCTTAGCATCTTTTTCAGCTTCCATATCTTTGACTTCTTGTATTCTAAGTTTCTTTTCTAGAGCACCTAGCATACTATCAAGTTGTCCATTACCTATATCTTTTAATGTACCTGTACCACCTTGTTTTAGCTCAAACTCTTCGTTACGTATTTTAGTTATATCTGCTGCTTTGATAAAGCCTTTACTAGATCCCCATTCTATATGTTCGTATATCTTGCCCATTGCAAAGGAGGGATCTTTCTGACCAGTCTCCATAAGGTGCTTGGCTATAAAACCAGAATTTTCTGTGCCATCACCAACGATTGCTGATACTCCTATATTTTGTATATCAAAAACTAAGCCACTTTTTTCTTGCCACTCTAAAGCTTTTTTGTTTTGTTCAAATCTACTATTTACAGAAGATAAGTGTATCTGGTCATTAAATGCTTTTACTTTCTTGTTTAGCTCTAATCTATAACGTTTTGGTAGAAAACCATCACTACCTCTTTCATAGACACCATTGAGCATATAGAAGCTTTTTGTCCACCATAGCTGTGCAGCTCTTGCCTCTCTGAATCTACCAGCTTTCTGTAATTCATACACGGACATGGGCTTTTCCATGTTACCTATTTGTATCTTTGTTTGGTAGAATGTAGGTAAAGAGTCTTGAAATGATCTTTCGAGTTCTGTAGCTCTAGCAGCTAAATTACTAGATGTACTAGCGTTTAGTAAACTTTCTTGTAAAGCAATATTAGATTCTGTTTGAGTTATAGTAGGAGTATCACTTTCTTTATAGGCTTCTGCAAGAAGCTGTATACCATCTTTTTCGTTCTTGTTTTCTTCTGCTTGTAACTTTTGCTCTTCAGCTCTTTCAGCTCTTTCTTGCTTTTGTTGTTGAACAGTTACAGCACCACCTGTAGCTACACTATAAGTAACTCCATCTTGGGTATAGAACATACCATCTTTCGAGTACTGTGTGCCACCACCAAAACTCTTTGTTTCTGTAGTCTCCCCAGACCTGTCTTGTTCAATCTTATCGTCTTTATACTGTTGATCTAACTCTCTGGTTTTGTTCCAAGCATCAACTTCTTTTTTAAATTGTCCTGTTTGTTTTACAAGTTCACCAAACTTTTGAAAGTTTCTTGATCTAGTATTAGCTGCTTCAATAGCATCGTTAGCCATGCGTTGAAACATCTCAGCATTACTTCTATCTAGATTAGCTATACCCTCGTTGATTTTATCACCCATCGAGGATTCCATTTCTAAATAATTAGTATTGCTTGTATCCATAAATGAACTACTCATACGGCCTCCAAGTTTACATCTAGAGCATCATAATATACACCTAAGAAACCGCTTGGTAATATACCTACAGCCATAGGGTTTTGTTTTACGACATCCTGAGCTATAACACCACGCCATCTTTCACCGGGTCTAGCCTTATATGTCCATTCAAATATATTGTAACCTTTAGGTGATACACCAACCTTGGTAATATCATCTTTTAATCTTTTATCACTAAATGCCATAAAACCTGATGCTATGTTCATACCAAAGCTTAGACTGTTCATAAACTGACCAGCTCGGTCTTTTGGTGGTAACATAGTAGGCATACCAAACTGTGGCCCTTCGCCAAGGTTTGCTCTTTCTTTCTTTATCATAGCTTGAGTTCTACGCTGTAGACCTGTCTCCATCATAGCCTCTCCTCTTGTAGCTAGATCATATGTTTTTCTATCTACTTCAGCTATTTTAGCCATGTATTGAGCACGTTTTCTGTTGCCAGCAGTTTTAGAACCACCAGCTTGTGGTACAGCTTGTGTAGCAAAAAATGCTCTGGCTGCATCCTCTTTCGTTTTCAGACCTTTACCTTGTATCTGCATAGCATACATGTCAAAGTCACTACGGGCACGAGAACGTCCTAAGCCTTGAATTGTTTTTAAGTTGTCTTTAAAATCTGCTTCTTTATTCCACTGTTTGATTGAGTCAGAGTAGAACTTAGCAGTTCGTTCGTTGTTTTTTATGCGAGCAGCTTCTCGTCTGCCTGCATTAGGATCTGGTGCACACACGGCAAAATTCTATAAATTGTATATTGTTTGGCCCATGTTCAAACTTACGTAAGAACTTGAAA